TTCGGTGCAACCCGTCTTGAAGAAGGCAAGGTTGTTGAAATCCTGTGTACTGAATAAGGAGGAACCATAATGGCGACTACATATTCAACTGAAGCAAATGGTCCTCTGAACTCCACTCCTGCTACGAATGCAGAGGGTTCGGTGGTTGGCGGACGTATGCGGAGATTCCGCGCGTCTATCACACTTGCTGCACAGGCTGCGGCGGACGTTATCGTTTTGGCAGAGATTCCTGCCGGATCGGTGTTCGCTTACGGTGTCCTGAATACGGATACCAGCCTTGGCAGTTCCACTGTTGCTATTGGTCACTCAAGCGATGCTGACATCTATCGCTCTGCTGCGACCTTTACGGCAACGAATACGCCGACGATGTTCGGGCGAGGACTTGGAGTGGCAGAAGGCGCATTGGCTTCCGCTACCCAGGTGAACGCCACGATAGCGGCGGCTACAATGCCAGCTTCTGGCAGTCTGGTGATTGACCTTTATTTTAGTAACGGTTAGTCAGATCGTGTTGGGGCGGCTGTAAAAAGCCGCCTCTTCACAATGTTATAGAGGAGCGAACATGCCATCAGTTGTGGATATCTGTAATAGGGCATTGCAGAAACTGGGCGCATCGCCCATCACGGCTCTAACAGAAGACAGTCGAAACGCTCGCGCCTGTAACGCTTCTTACGAGATCATCAGAGATGCTGAACTCAGGAAGCATCCATGGAGTTGTGCAACCAGTAGGGTGCAGTTGGCTCCAGATACTGCGACTCCCGCATTTGGGGTCGATTATCAGTATTCTCTTCCATCCGATTTCCTCCGTATTCTTCCTGGAAACAAGATCACCGATTGGCAGATCGAGGGCAGGAAGCTTCTTACGGATGATGGAACTACCCTGGATCTCCGCTATGTGAAGCGGGTTACCGATCCAAATGATTTTGATGCCTTGTTTACTGATCTTCTAGCGACTCGACTTGCGCTGGAGTTATGCGAGATCATCACTCAATCGAACACCAAGAAAGACTTCCTGACGCAGGACTATGAGTTCTCGATTTTGGAAGCAAAGCGATCCAATGCTATAGAACGTGTCTCAGCGGAAACCCCGGAAGACTCGTGGATTACTGCGAGATTGTAGATGCCGAAAGTCTCTCATATTCAGAACAGTTTCAACTCAGGAGAGATATCTCCGCTTCTATATGGACGGACGGATGTAGGGAAATACGCTAATGGATTGGCGTTGCTGAAGAACTTCATTCCGACAGTTCAGGGGGCTTTGATTCGAAGATCTGGCGCTCGGTATGTTGCTACGGTGAAGACTTCATCCAAGGCGACAAGACTTGTTAACTTCGAGTTCTCCAACACTCAGTCATACATTCTTGAGTTTGGAGATCAGTACATTCGGTTCTACAAGGACAATGGGCAGATTGTCAGTGGAGGGTCCGCGTATGAGATCGCGTCCCCCTATCTTGAGGCTGACCTGTTTCAACTGAAGTTCGCTCAGAGCGCGGATATTCTTTACATCGCGCACCCTAGTTATTCTCCAAGGAAGTTGTCTCGTACAGGACATACGGCCTGGACGCTGACACAGATTGCTTTTGATTGGCCTCCTTTCTTTGGAGAGAATATTGATTCTGCCATAGTGGTTACCGCATCCGCGCTGACTGGGAGCGTAACGCTCACCTCCACTTCATCGATATTCACGAGTGATCACGTTGATGCTTACTGGCGTTTGGGTGAAACCATGGCGAGTAAGTATGACGAGTGGAACTCAGGTTTAACCATATCATCGGGGGATAAAAGACGGTATTTGGGGAATGTCTATCAGGCTTCATCGGCGGGGACCACTGGAACGCGGTCCCTGGTGCATTCATCTGGAACTGAAAGTGACGGGGCGCTTAACTGGTTGTTCCTTCATAGCGGAATTGGGTACGCAAAGATTACTGGATTCACTAGTGGAACCAGTGTTACTGCAACAGTCATTGAGCGGTTCCCGGATAGTGTTACCTCCGGTACGGAACGCTGGGCGGAAGGTGCGTGGTCTGATCTGAAAGGGTATCCCGGTTGTGTGACCTTCTACGAAGATCGGCTGGTTTGGGCAGGATCCTCCAGCCATCCGCAATCACTCTGGTTTTCAAGAACCGGGGATTACGAGAATCTGTCTTCCTCTGAAGGGGATGGCACCGTGGTTGATGACCACGCGATCCTGATCACCTTGAGCGCTGACAATGTGAACGTGATCATCTGGATGCAGCAGGATGAAAAAGGGCTAATTGTCGGTACGATCGGAGGCGAGTGGATCATACGTTCTTCCACTACCGGGGAAGCCATAGCCCCGTCCAACGTCCAGGCAAAACGAAGCACAACCCATGGTAGCGCAAATATCGAGCCAAAACGTGTTGGTAAAGCAGCGCTTTATGTGCAAAGGGCTACGAGAAAGATTCGGGAGATAGCTTACGTCTATGAAGTGGACGGGTTCCAGTCTCCGGACATGACGGTGTTCTCAGAACACATTACCGCGGGGGGTATCAAGGAAGTTGATTACCAGCAGGAACCCCAGAGTATTTTGTGGTCGGTTCGCGATGACGGAACATTAATTGGGTTCACTTACGAGAGGGAGCAGGATGTGCTGGCGTGGCATCGCCATGTTTTTGGTGGGGTGAGTGATGCCTCTGGGACTCAGGCACAGGTTGAGAGTGTTGCGGTCATCCCAGCGTCTAGTGGTAAGTATGATGAATTATGGGTAGTTGTTAAGCGCTGGGTTAACGGCGCGGTTGTCCGTACTATCGAATATGTTGAGAAACTGTGGGAAGAAGGAGACGACGCGGGAGATGCGTTCTTTCTTGATAGCGGGCTTTCTTATTCTGGATCGTCAACTACGACGATCAGTGGGTTAAGTCATCTAGAAGGAGAAACGGTGTCCATTCTTGCGGATGGAGCAAGCCACGCTGACAAGGTTGTTTCCAGCGGGGGCATTACCCTGGATCGAGCCGCTACAAAGGTGCATGTCGGGTTGGCGTATCAGAGCGATGGGCAGACTCTGAACATTAACGCTGGGGCGGCGGATGGTACGGCTCAAGGCAAAACCAAGCGGATCCATCGAGTTATATTCAGACTGCATCAGACATTGGGCATGAAGGCGGGGCCAAATGCCAGTACGCTGGATACGATCTATTTCAGAACGACAGCAACGCCGCTTGGGTCAGCGCCAGCGCTGTTCAGCGGGGATAAGGAAATGGAATGGCCCGGAGATTACGAAACGGAAGGACAGATATATTTCAGGCAGGATCAACCATTACCGATGACGCTGCTGGCGATCATGCCGCAGTTGTTGACCCAGGATAGATGAGGATTATCCCATTCAAACAACATCATCTGGAGATCATCGAGTTGCAGGAGTCACAGGCTTATCTGGGCAGTTGGGTGACCCCAGATGTCGCCAAGGCTCTGGAAGCGCACATTTCTTTCACGGGGATTGTGGATGACAAGGTTATCGCGTGTGCAGGAATGATCAAGCGGTCTGAATGTTGGGGAACATTATGGGCGTATCTAGCCAAGGACGCTGGGAAACACTTGATATCGGTACATAAGGCATCCAGGAAATTGATTGAAGGATCGATGCTGAAACGGATTGATACAACAGTGGACTGCGAGTTTGGAGCAGGACACAGGTGGATGAAACTGTTGGGGTTTGAAATGGAAGCAGAACGGATGAGATGTTATCGGCCCGATGGGGGAGACAGTTCTCTTTATGCGAGGATCAAGAAATGAGTGGGTATGAAATGCCAATAGCAATGGCTGTTATAGCTATGGCGGCTGCGGGGGCGAGTGCGTATGTGTCATCTACGGAGCAAGCTGAGACTCGGAAAGGACAAGCCAAGTTAGCTGCTTATAACGCCCAGCTTGCTGCGCGGGATGAAAGAATTGAGAAACAGAGATCGATAAGCGCGGAGGAACGGCATCGAAGGGAGTCTGTGATCCGCCGGGGAGGGGTTAGAGCCGCGTATGGCGTATCCGGAGTCCAGCTGGTTGGATCTCCGGTGGATGTCATGGCCGATATGGCTGCAGAGGAAGAACTCGAAGCGCTTTTCATCCGGTATCAGGGTGGGGCGTTTGAAGAGCGGCACTCTCTAAGATCTCAGCAGTTAAAGAATCAGGCTGGTTTCTATGAGTGGGGCGCTAAGTCTGCCCAACAGGCGGGGTACATTAAGACCGGGCTGGCCGTAGTGGGTACAGCAGCAAGCGCTTATGGAGCATCTGGGACGTTAAGTGGTCCAGACTCCAACTCATCAGGTTATATGAAGACTACATACAGCAATTGGTAACCGAAACTCATGCCTAGAATAAAGGTATATAGATCCAAGTTTTCAGTTGAACGGATCATGGGGGCGCAAGCCTCCCCCAAGATGGCTCAACGTCCAGCATTTACATCTGGGGTCGGGGAGGCGCTTGGGTATGGAGCCAAGGTAGCGAGTAATGTTGGTACCTTTCTGGATGACAAAGCCAAGCGTGATGACGTATCGAATTTGCACTCGATGTTGCAAAGCGCCAGGGTCGAGTGGACTGGTAACGCGCTTAATCGCGCAAAGACAGAGGAGGGTTCTTCCCCTGGATTTGTAGGTAGTTTTAGTAATGATCTGAACAGCTTTCTAGCGAAAGGCGCTGAACACGCGACAACTCCAGCGGGGAAAAGGTATTGGGCAGAGAAATCGGCTCAACTGCATTCTGATCTGACAATTCGTGTTATTGGGCTAAATGCCAGTTCTATTGCTGAGAGGGGGCGGGAGAGGTACAACAATGGGCTAAATGATAGCGCTAACACCCTTTTGCTCGATCCAACACAGCACTCTACTATTCTTGATAATCAGATTAAGCTACTGGCCGACCCAGACGGTATATTTTCCAACCTACCTGCGAACTTAAAGGGAGAACTCGAAGAGAGTACACGCCGTCTCCTAGCGAAAGCAGCGGTTAGAGGGGGTATCCGTAAGGATCCAGCGGCAGAGCGGGACGCGCTTGAAGAAGGAGTGTGGAACTCAGAACTTGGCAATGAGGCGATAAAATTGCTGATTGGTGAAGCAAGGCAAGCTGAGAACGCGAATCAAGCGGAGGCTGAGAAGGCGAAGAGACGATTAAAGGAAGCTCAAGAGAAAGAAGATGATGCTACACGAGACACTTTTTTAAAAGCACTTGGTGATGCTGAAAACCCGTTGACCTGGCAACAAGTACAAGATTCTAATCTGCCAGCTTTTGGCTCCGGTTCTAAAAACACTTTTAGGAAGATACTTGTTACAGAGTACTCGCCGTTGGCCCGCACTGACTCCAGTTTATTCCTTAGTATTCGAGAGCGGATGACTGATCCCCCTCCGTCGAATCCAGAAGCGAAATTTATTGAGAATAAATTAACCACTTCAGAACATAATCTCAGAAATTATCATTTGGATTCACAGGATTTTATAGGAGGAGCTTCACCTTATTATCATGAAGATGGGACAAAGACCACTGTTCTTGTTGAGTCTATTCGATTATGGCCGCAGAGCGAGAAGCATGTAAACGTCCCTGCATATATAAACACTCAGGGGCGGATTATTAAAGATCATGATGAACTCATAGCACACTGGAGAGAGAAGATAGAGAGCGGCTTTTGGCCGACATATGCTTCCGGGGAAGAAGCTGACGCAGCGGCAAAATCGCTGCACACAGTAATTGAGGCGGACGCGCAAGCGTTCGATCACCAGATGCCAACCCTAAAGGAAATAGCCTCTTACATTGGGGAGGGGTTTACCGTGGCGGACTATAACTCTCTCAAGGGGATACTCGATAACCTGACCACCGGGGACAAGATGCTGGAGAAAGGGGTTAGCTCTTTCTTGAAGCGGATGAAAGGCACAATTACCGAGTCTACCATAATGGGGCGGGACGCAAGTGGTGACCAGAGTTTTTATGAGTTCGAAATGTGGGTCAGAGATAGGATAAAGAGTTATATAGACCAGAAGAAAGACCCCTACCTTTTATTACATCCTGATAAACCGGAGTATTTGGGGAATATGGCTGAGTTGTTCAGGAAGAGTGACCACGAGAAATTACAGGACACAACAAAGGCGGCTGCTTCACTCTCAGAAAGTCCGGTTCCTCCGAAACGTGAGGGCGAGACTACGAATGAATGGGTGATGAGAGCGTACGCCCAGAAGAAGATAAACTCGATCACTAAATGAACTGAATGAACGGCGCAGACATCCTTGGAGAGTTACAATCCGCTGGGTTTTCTGAGCAGGAGGTTCACTCCTGGGACACCGAAACCAGATCCGATATGGCGGCTGCTGGGTTCTCGCATAAGGAAATTAATGAGTATTTCGGTACACCGGAACCTGACAAGAAAGCGTTACAGACTCTGGCTACGCGCATGGTATCCGTCCCAGAAGAAGATGAGGCGGGTCAGGGAAGCATACTGGAGCAGATCTCCAGTGGGCTGGATACCGGGTATCAGTCTTCTGTGACAGGACTGCTACAGCGGGGAAAGTCTCCGGACCAGATATTGTCGGATAACGCCCCTATGGCAGAACGCATAGCGAACCATGCGGGAATGCTGGTGGGCGACTTCCCGGCGATGGTTGGGGGCGCTTTTCTCGGGGGCGGGGCCGCACTAACTGTGGGTCAGACTGGTCCGCAAGTAGCGCTTCCTGAAGAGATCCTTACTGTGCCAGCGTTATCAATGGCGGGCGCGTTTGCGCTACCCGCGATGGTCAGGGAGTCTCTGATACAGGAGTACCAGAACGGAACTGTCAAGACTTTTGGAGATTTCTGGGAAAGGTTATCTGCCATTATGGTGTCAACAGGGAAAGGAGCGTTGACGGGTCTCTTTGCGGGTAAGGCTGGGGAATTGGCTAAACCCGGAGTTCAGACACTCGCTGCTGAGATAGCGACCATGGTATCTGTCGGGTCTGCGCTGGAAGGAAAGGTTCCGGAGCCGCATGACTTTGTGGACGCAGCTATTCTGATTGGTGGGGTTAAGGGCGCTATAAAGACAAGCACTAAGCTGACAACAACCGGGAGGTTGGTTGTTGATAAGCTGCATTCGAGATACAAGGAAACCGGCATTCATCCGCTAAGTATTCTCAATGAGGGTTTAAGAAATCCGGCTATCTTACAGAAAGCATTGTCCTCAGAGCCAAGACCTCCTGTGAAGCCAAGACCCTCTGCGGATAAGACTCCGATTTCCGAGGATGAAAAGACCGTCCTTGGTCGGGTATCAGTGGGCGAGAACAAGAAGACAGGATGGGCTGGGGTGGATTGGTTGTACACCCATCTCATTGATAAGGCTCATCCGTTAAAACAGATTGTTGAATTGTTGTCGGAAGGGAAAGAACTCCCCGCCGACATGGACCCTTATAAGCTTGCAAGAACTTCTGTAGCGGCTACATCGAAAGCCAATCTGTTTCTTGAGTTTGAGACTCGTAACTTTAAAACGGGAGACGTTACCGGAAAGGGACTTAGACAAATTCTTTCGCCAATAGCGGATAGCCTTGATGGTCTCAGAGCGTATGCAGTATCAAGGCGGGCTGTTGAATTGGCTGCGCGGGATAAACCAGTGGAAACCGGAGTTGATCTGGAAGTGGCTGGTCGCGTTATTGCTGGTGGTCGAGGAAAGTACGAGTCTGTGTTCAGGGAGTTGGTGGATTTTCAAGATCGCGTTACTGAATATCTACGGGATTCGGGTGTAATCAGTAAAAACATGTACAGCGCCATTCGCGAAGCGAACAAGGACTATGTTCCTTTCTTCAGGGTTGTAGATGAGAAAGCCCCTTCTGTTGGGAAGGGTTTGAGAACACATCAACCGATCAAGAAGATAAAAGGGTCTGAGAAAGTCATACTCGACCCGCTGGAAAGTGTTATCAAGAACACTTACCTGTATGTGCAATTGGCTGAACGGAATGCAACGGGTAGCGCGTTAGTTGATCTCGCGAAGACATCAGAGTTGAACTCATCGCTTGTAGAGAAGGTGAAGCAGAAGCTGAAACCCATCAAGGTTTCAGAGAAGGAACTGGAGAGATCACTAAAAGAGTACGCAGAGGAACTGGGGATAGAACTGACTCCCAATGAAATGCTGATCTTCAGACCAATGGCGTTGCCTCAGACAAAAGATCAGATCGTTGTGTATCGCAAAGGAGATCGAGAGGTATACAAGGTTGATGAAGAAGTCGCCAGATTCATGAATGGGATGGATCACCAAAGCGTTAACCTTTTGACGCGGATTCTGGCTATTCCAGCAAAGACGCTACGCGCAGGGGCGATCTTGAACCCAGACTTCTTTGTTCGTAACATGCTGCGAGACAACATCACTGCGGCGGTGTACTCAGAGAACGGGTTCAGACCTTTCATCGATGCAATGTCTGGGCTGACCTCACTCGTGAAGCAAGACAAGGCTTTCAAGGATTGGGTGTTTGGTGGAGGACCGCAAGCCACTCTTGTCTCGCTGGATAGACTTTATTTACAGAAAAACCTGAAGACTCTGGTTGATAAAACAGGAATGCTGGACGCGGCGGTGAACGTCATCAAAAGCCCGCTTGGTCTGCTTCGTGTGACTACTGAGCTATTTGAGAACGCAACTCGTTTAGGTGAATTCAAGAAGGCGATGGAGGGTAAGCGCGGGAAAGCTGCGTTGGTTGAAGCTGGGTTTCAGTCTCGTGAAGTGACTCTGGACTTTGCCAGGATGGGGTCCAGCATGAGAGGGATGAACATGATTACGGCTTTCTGGAATGCCAGAGTTCAAGGGTATGACAGAATGTACCGAGTCTTTCGGGATAACCCTGGTAGGGCGACCACAAAAGCTGTAGCCATGATCACCATGCCTTCTGTCTTATTGTGGATGAGTAACCATGATGATCCGCGGTACAAACAACTTCCTTCTTGGCAGAAGGATCTGTTCTGGATCGTGATGACTGATGAACACATCTTCAGAATTCCCAAACCGTTTGAGTTGGGCATCCTTTTCGGTACATTCCCTGAAAGAATGCTGGATAAGATGGCGGACAGTGATGAGAACTTGGAAGGAAGGTTGTTTGATGCGATGGCAGCCGATTCATTGGCTACTGTGCTACCGAATGCATCAGTTCCTGTTCTGGAACAAGTATCCAATCATTCTTTCTTCAGAGGCACAGCTCTTATCCCTAGTAGATTGGAGCATGCCCTACCTGAAGAACAGTACACAAATTACACCACTGAGATCGCCAAGTCGTTAGGGAGGATGATTACTTTCTTTAAACTTCCTGGTATGAAAGACCCGCCAATGCGATTGAGTACCATGGGTTCTGCGATTGTCATCGAGAACTATATACGTCAGTGGACCGGGGGGCTGGGGATGCAGATGCTTCAGTTGGTTGACAAGGGGTTGAGAGAGGCTGGAGTGCTTCCAGATCCTGTAAAGCCAGCAAGCACTTTAGCGGATATACCGTTCATAAAGAGCTTTGTTGTGCGGTATCCGACTTCAGCCGCCAGTTCGATCACTGATTTCTATGACAACTACGCAGAATCAGTCAGATACGCTGGAAGCTTTAAAAAGCGGATAGAGGAAGGGCGTGTTGAGGATGCGATGGCTCTTCTCAAAGAGAATCCAGAGAGGACGCTGTTTAAACTAAACGGTTTTCGTAAGATTCTTACCGAACATAGCGGTGTTATCCAGATGATACACACGCACCCGAGTATGCCTCCTAACGAGAAGAGACAAATAATCGATACAATGTATATGAATATGATTCAGATAGCCCTCAGTGGAAATGAAGTGAGCAAAAATATCAAAGACGCTTTTGCCGAGTTATCGGAATGAAACAGCATTCAACGTGTCCAAATAATTGTGGTTTTCCCAACGAGTTAGGATAATATGAACGATGGAGAGGATTAAAACATGACAGTTTCCAGTACCGTCAACAGGTCGGAGTATTCTGGCAACGGGACAACCACGGCGTTTTCGTTTCCGTACTACTTCCTGGCGGATGGCGATCTGACCGTTATCCTGGTGAGTTCCACAGGGGTCCGTACCACGCAAACCATAATAACGCATTACACTGTTGCGGGTGCGGGTGTTGCTGCCGGTGGAACCGTGAATATGGTAACGGCTCCTGCGACAGGGGAAACCCTGGTTATCCTGCGTGAAGTCGCCCTGACTCAGGGAACCGATTTCGTAGAGAACGATCCGCTTCCAGCGGAGGTTCTTGAACAAACGCTTGACCGGGTGACAATGATCACCCAGCAGCACAAGGACATCATTGATCGCACCATCAAGTTCGATTCCGCTGTTACAGACGCGGGAACCGTAGAGATATCCACAACCGCTGCCGCAAGAGCCAATAAGCTATTTGCTTTTGATGCGAGTGGAGATCTGAATGTCACCCAGGAAATCGGGGTATTCAGAGGAAACTGGGGGGCTGCAACAGCCTATGTAGTCCGAGATCTAATTAAAGATACGTCGAATTCCAATGTCTACATCTGTATCACTGCTCACACCTCGACCGGGGCGCAGCCGATATCATCAAATACGGATGTTGCCAAGTGGACGCTAATTGTTGATTCTGCCTCGGCTACTACTTCTGCTACTGCTTCAGCAACTTCTGCTACTGCTTCAGCAGCATCTGCTACTACGTCAACGGAACAAGCTGTAATTTCAACGGCTCAAGCTGTTATTGCAACAGCGAAAGCAGTTTTAACTGCGTCTGATGCCGTCGATACAGCGGCTGATCTTGTCTCAACGAACGCAGACGTAGTCAGTACAACGGCAACTGCTGGCGCATTAGCATTTAAATTTACTTTTGACAACTCAACTACGATGGCTGATCCAGGCACGGGGGAATTACGCCTGAATCATGCAACGGTTGCTAGTGTAACGGCTATTGCCTTTGATGCGGTATCGGCGGATGCCTCTAATCCAGATATCAGTGATTTTATAGCGTCCTGGGATGACGGCACAAATAGCACTCATGAAGGCTATATCACAATTCGTAAGTCTGGTACTCCTGCTACCTACGCAGTTTATTCATTAACCGGGGCAGTTACCGATAATACAGGATGGTTGCAGGGCGTTGTCACTCATGTTGATTCGAATGGATCGTGGACAAATGGAGATACCATGTATATCTCTTTTGCTCGATCTGGGAATCTGGGAGCAACTGGTGCAACTGGTGCAACTGGTGCAACCGGTGCAACTGGAGCCACTGGCCCGGCTGGTGGTGGTCTGGCGAATGTTGTCGAAGATACAAGCCCTCAGTTAGGGGGAAATTTAGATTTAAATGGCAATACCATCACGGGGCTGGTGATTGGAACGAATGTCCAAGCTTACGATGCTGATCTTGCAACTGTTGCCAGTTCTGGAATTGGCACATCGGCGAATCAAATGGTTCGGTTGAATGGGTCAGCGGCATTACCCGCAGTTTCAGGAGCAAATCTTACGAACCTCCCAGCTGGCGGTATTACTGAAGCAGACCAGTGGCGCTTAACAACTGATTTTACGGGCAGTGCAGAGCCAATTGCATCGAATTTGGAGCGGAATGACACTGATTTTGACAAGATCGGAACAGGGATGACTGAATCGAGCGGTGTTTTTACGTTTCCATCTACGGGTATTTGGTCAGTGAGTTTCACTATTTATCACAACGGTTCCTCCATGGTTTCACGTTATGTGGGTGCAATGATTGGAGTTACTACTGATAATGGTTCATCCTGGTTGAATAGGGCAATCAATTACGGTCATGTCTCTAACGAGAGCGGGAATACATTCTCAGCGATTACTACCGATATACTATTGGATGTTGCAGACGTTTCTAACACTTTAGTCCGTTTTAGTTCCGTGCCGCATAATAGCAGTATCACCACCGCCGGATGGACTGATGGGAATTCTACGTTTATGACATTTATTCGATTAGGAGATACTTAATGGAGTATACATTAGAAGATTTTCTAGTCTG